GATGCTGCTGACAATATAATTGATTGGAGCGAAGGTAATCCCTTCGGTGAATTTGGTAACTTTACAGGGAGTATTTGATGTTAGGATCACACTTTTATAACGAGATAACTCGTAAAAATATTATTGCTTTTGGTACTCTCTTCAACAACATTAGTTTGAAGAAGAAAGATCCTAGTACTGGCGATGTTATTGAGGAGTCTAAAGTTCCTCTAGCGTATGGCCCTAGAGAGAAATTCTTAGCTCGTCTTGAAGAGACTCCAGATATTACAAGGAAGATGTCAATTACTCTTCCTAGACTCTACTTTGAGATGAATAGTATTCAATATGATGGATCACGTAAGACTTCTCCTATTCAAAAATATAAAACAATTATTCAAGATAATGGAAGTGAGGTGAAGACTCAGTATGTTCCTGTACCTTATAACTTAGGTTTTGAACTTGGGTGTATTGCTAAGTCACAGGATGATGCGTTACAAATTACTGAGCAGATATTACCATACTTTCAACCATCGTTCTCTATTACATTGAACATGATTCCAGATATGGATGAGAAACGTGATATAGCAATAGTATTAGATGGTATAAACTATGATGACTCATGGGATGGAAGTTACCTTGAGAGAAGATATATAACTTATACAATGCAATTTACCTGTAAGACATACTTCTACGGTCCTTACAGCTCATCTGATATCATTAAGAAAGCTATTGTTTACGAGACACTTGGTGATCTTGCTGTTAATAGAAGAACTATAGAGAGACAATATACTCCTAAGGCTAAGACTGATATTAACTTAGATGGTAACATTGATGCTGCTGATGATGTATTAGTGGATCCAGGTGATGATTTTGGATTCAATGAAGGTATTACCTACTTATAATCATGGATGAACTAGAGAAAAATATGGAGAATATTCTGAACATTGAAGTTTCAGATACTCCTGAAGGTGGTTGTACTACCAGAAAGGATCAACTGAAAGATGTTTCAGAGGATCGTGAAAAGGATTATGAGTATACCCGTGGTCAATTATATTCTTTGATTGATAAGGGTGCAGAAGCGGTTAATGGAGCATTGGAGGTTGCACAAGAGAGTGGCCACCCAAGAGCATTTGAAGTTGCTACTAATGCAATGAAGCAAGTCGCAGACATGACTGACAAGCTTGCTGACCTACATAAGAAGATGAAGGATCTTGATGAAGAACAGAAAGGTCCAAGTAAAGTTACTAACAATGCTATGTTTGTTGGTAGCACATCAGAGTTACAAAAAATGTTAAAACAAATGGGAGGTGGTAAACGCTAATGGCACAGAATATGGATTACGCTAGACGCGATTACGATAATACGTTATCTGATCCTCAACCAGCAAGTACTACAGTTAATCATTTCTCAGGTAATGAGGGATGGACTCAAATAAATTATAAGAATTTTAATGGTGATTATGTTGCTAAGGATTATAGCAATAACACTAGAACACCTGGCACATTTCAAGCAAGGAATCACGACAATACTACACGTACACCTGCTGCATATCAGCGTCACGACATAAACAATAACGCAGTATCAGCATAACTGTTATAATTATTTGTAGTATTAGTTTATAAAGATGAGATTAAATGAAGGAGATGTTGCTCGTTTGGTAACTGCTTGTAAGTTATCTCAGGAGAATACTGGTTCTGAATATATCTGGGATGAGTATGAGGAGCTTATTCATAAATTAAATAAACTCTGTGATCAAGGTATGTGTAACACAAGTAATAAATAAGAAAAAACAATGAGGAATAATCTAGGAGTTGATCCAAGTAAATGGTTCGATGATGAACCACATCCCCATGATAGTATGCCAATAGCAAATGGCAGTAATAGATACGCACCCCCTGAAAAAATGTTAGAACTAGAAGAGAATCCCAGACCAGAAGAGGAAGTCGCAGAAGACTGGTTTGAATCAGATACCTATGCGTCAAGACATAAATCAACACCTGATCATGAAAAAAGTGCTGAAGAGGTAGTTACTATGCATGAGAAGATGTATAGAATTGCAACCTCTAGATATAATCCATTCTCTGTAGGAGGATCAGAAAATTGTCACTCTGATGTAGAGTGTCCTCCTGGTGGTGGATCAGAGGAAAGATTATCATGAAAGAAACAATTAAATTTACCATCGCACAAGATGGTACTGTAACCGAAGAAGTTCAGGGAGTCACAGCAGGAGAATGTCTAAATATCACAAAGGAAATAGAGGAACAATTAGGGACTCTACAAACAAGACAATTTAAACCAGAATTCTATAGTCAGAGAAATGTCTCATTTCAGTACAATCAAAACAAAGTTACAGTGTAAAGAGTCCTTATTAAGTGCGTTGAATACTTTAGGCCATGAAACAAAAGAAGATGCTTTATTGATCAATCCACAAGGACATGATCATAAGCAATGGAATGTTTGTGTAGCATTGAATGATGAGGTAGGATTTAAGTGGACTGGTGAACAGTATGAGTTAGTTGCTGAGTTGGATGCTTGGGATCTTGATGTACCTGTTAGTAGATTTATTGATAAGCTGACACAACAGTATGCTATAGAAAAAATAAAAAGACAGACTAATGAAGAAGGTTATGTCATAGAGAGCGAAGCTAGGAATGTCAATGGATCTGTAGAATTACTTGTTAGCAGATGGAAACATTAATAAGTATTAATTACTACTAAAAATCTATAAATATATGCATAGTACGGGATTGAAAGATCATGCCCCTGACTCAACAGCGACATTATACAGTCGGTTATCACGACTTACAACAAAAGAAATATGAAATTTGTGAGTATGCCATGAGTGCATACGATGCAATAGAACACTCAAAAGAGGATGTACCTTACTTAAAGGAGCATCCTCATTTTGTTGACTACTGCAATAACGAAGAGGTTGATAACATCTCTCGTCTTATGGCAGCAGGTATCCCAATGGGACACTAGACATGTCTAGAATAACTAAACACAAACACGAAATTATGTGGTGGATGAGTAGATTAACAGTGATGGTAGTATCACTGTTCCTTTCAATGACATTAGCAGCATCTGCATATGCTGCTGAGATACAAATGGGTAAAGACGGAATGCTAGTCTTTGCACCATGCGAACTAACAGTTAATGTTGGAGATACAGTTACTTTTGTAAACAATGAACTGCCTCCACACAATGTTATGTTCACAGATCATGACGAACTTTCACACAATGATCTAGCATTTTCACCTGGCGAATCCTTTGATGTCACCTTCAATGAAGCAGGTGACTATGGATTTCAATGTGATCCTCATGCTGGAGCAGGAATGAAAGGTGTCATCCATGTTAAATAATAATAGTTATTGAGAATATATGCTATCAACACAATACCGTTTGAGGTTAACAGCAATCTGTAAGGACATAGGTTCTGGAGTTGAGGTTAGTCTAGAGGATATGATTTGGGCAGAGAAATTAGCAAAGGCAAATACTGCTGCTAGAGGTATGTTAAACACAGCAAGAAGAATCAGTGCAGATCCAACTGACTCTTTTCTGAATAGCTTGAACTTAGGAGACCCCGATTCAAGCAATCATCGTAGGGGTTTCGGTGATCCACAGGATGTTGTGGAATGGTTTCACAATGAAAGATCTGATGATTGGAGACAAAGAGATTGATTGATGTAGTCTGGTCAGTTAACATAATGTGTGCTATACTTATAGTACTAGTTGCAATAGCACTGGTATACATATTTAAGTATGACGATTGGTATCCCAATGAGCAAAGTGAAGATAGCAATCCTAGAGACGAAGATAGAACGTCTAATGGAGAAGCAGAAGGAGCTTACTGAAAGAGTAAGAAGTAATGAAAAATTTATAGCAGGTGTAGGTGCTGTCGGAACACTAGCGATAGCAGCACTTGGTTTTATTGGTAGTGCAGAAGCAGAAGTTACTGATAAATCTTTTAGTGCAGGTCAGTGGATACAAGATGTAAGGGACTGGGAATCAGAGAAGAATCGTACCCCTATTGATCAAACCCTAAATAGTGCATTAATAATGCATGAGGAGGAGACCTATGGGTGCAATGAACCCACCGAGTCGGAAGAGTTGTTACAATTTCCGAGTGACCAAGATCAACAGGGTGATAGATGGAGACACGATAGACGTGACCCTGGACCTTGGGTTCAGCCTGACGAAGAAAGAGAGAGTCAGAATTGCAGGTGTGGACACACCAGAGAAGAGGACGAGGGACAAGGAAGAGAAGACCCTTGGGATAGACGCAACGAACTGGATGAAAGAGAAGTTGACAGAGACTATCAAAGGTGATGAAGAACTCGTTATTAGAACTGAACTTAAGGGTGGCGTTGGGAAGTATGGTAGGCTTCTTGGTTGGCTCTACATTGGCGATGATGAGTTTTCATTGAACGAACAAATGATCACTGAAGGATATGCATGGGCATATGATGGTGGTACTAAACAAAAGAATTTTGAAGACCTACGTGCAATACGTAGATCACATGGAACATTATGAGAAACTTTCAAAAAACTGTGCAGGAAATAGCTCCTCCAATTAAATCAAT